CAAGTATTACTATAACCAATGGTGTAATCAGCTCTACAGGCGTAGGAACTGTTGATTGGTCAGTAATACAAAATAGACCTACATTCTCTATTGTTGCAACTTCTGGACTATATCAAGACCTGAGCGGCAAACCAACAATTCCAACAAGTATTTTAAATTTAGGTATTAGTGATGGCTTACCAGGAACATACTTAACAACTAATGGATCTGGATCTTTTTCTTTTGCTGCCGTTCCAAGCACAGGGGGATCTTATAGTAGAACAACCGCTTCTGCAACAACATCAAGTATTGCAAACAATTCAACTGGTAATATAGCTATTACAGGATTTAAATCTTACATGGTTTTAAAAGTACAAACAAGTGCAGCAGCATGGGTAAGATTATATAGCGACGTTGCTTCAAGAACAGCAGATTCTACACGAGATATTTTAACAGACCCTGCACCCGGAAGCGGAGTCCTAGCAGAATTTATTACATCTGGTGCTCAAACAGTTTTAGTAACTCCAGCAGTGTTAGGATTTAATTCTGAAAGCTCTCCAACAACTAGTATTCCAGTAGCAGTTACAAATAAAAGTGGTTCTACTACAACAATTACTGTTACATTAACATTATTACAATTAGAGGTATAACATGGATCCTATTCCACATCTTGGAAACCCAGAAGATAAAGATCTTAAAGAGTATATTGTTACTCTTAAGAGCATGGACGATGCTGAGGATTTCTATAAGGATATGGAAAACCAAGGCGGAAATTTGTACATTCCAGATAGGGAAGTTGAATGTTGTAACCGTAGACCGATTAGCCGCAATACGCATTATATGTTGACCTATGATGAAGCGGCATTAATTAAAGAAGATCCAAGAGTATTAACTGTTGAATTAAATCCACGAGACCTAGGACTTGTAAGAGGAACATTCGGTTTTGAACAAACTTCTACTCATTTTGATAAGCGTGTAGGTAGCGATGCGGCTGATATTAATTGGGGGTTTCTTCGATGCCTAAGAAAAAATAATATTTCTAATTGGGGAATTGATGGCACAGTCGAACAAGCAGCGACTCTATTAGTTGATTGTTCAGGCAAAAATGTAGATGTGGTTATAATGGACGATGGTTGCCCGTACCCTACAGTTTACGAATATGCACAAAATCCGGACGGCACAGGATATAGTCGAATGGTTGAGTATAATTGGTTTATACACAACCCAATCGTAACAGGCGGAGCAATTGGTTACTATAGTTATTCATCAAACAGACTACAACAACACGGTGGTCATACAACTGGCACTACAGCAGGCAACACACAAGGTTGGGCTAGAGATGCTAACATTTATAATATAACATATTCTGACAGCATCGACTATGTAAGAGAATTTCATAAAAACAAACCTATCAATCCTCTAACTGGTGTTAAGAATCCTACGGTTATGAATAATAGCTGGGGATATCGTGGCAGCTCTTTAAACTCTTCTTACATTTCTAAATTTACAATTAGGGGCGTTGATTATTTTCCAACTAGCGGATCTAACGGATCTTATGTATGGGACTCAAATGTTTTACAAAATGTTGCAAGAGTTAACATTGGAGGAGCTTTTCCTGCAAGAGATACAGCAACCGATGTGGATATGATTGATGCAATGGCAGAAGGGGTTATTATTGTTGCCAGCGCAGGGAATAGTTATTTCTATGAAGACCAGTTAGGCGGTATTGATTATGATAACACTATGATTTATAATAATACAACATATTATATTCATCGTGGTAGCAGTCCAGGTGCTGCTGATGGAGGTACAGAAGAAACAAAGATAATTTGTTCAGGTGCTATGGGACAACATAACGAAACATCTGGTGCAAGCGTTTACAGTTCGACCGGAATTGAAACGGGAGATTATAAAGCAGAGTTTAGCAATTACGGACCTAGAATTGATTGTTATGCTCCAGGATCAGCTATTCAAAGTGTTTGGAGCACAGGCACAACGCTATACGATTCAACCGCCGCTCCAGACCCAAGAGTGGTAAATTTAAACGGGACAGATACTGTTAATAACAATTTCAAAAAGTGTCCAGGTACTAGTATGAGCGGTCCTCAGACTACAGGCGTACTAGCTTGTTTAGCAGAAAAGTATCCAAGAATGACACAAGCAGAAGCTCGTGCTTATATTCGAACAATGTGTCCAGAAACTATGCAAAGCTCTTCGGGCGGCGCCCAAGATTCAAAGGATGCTGGATTTAGTTACAATGCTAACAGTAACAAACGAGTTCTATTATTATCTGGAACTAGAGTTCCTACTTTAGATACTGGTGGATACCATAAAGTTCCATTTCCAGAAATTGCCGCAGCAGCCCGCCCAACTATCGGCCAAATAGTTCCAAGAAAACGAACATTATATAGCTATAATAATCAAGCATCGTTTTCTTTAGCATCGAATGTAAACACAGTTACACAAGGGCAAACAGTCACAGTCAACTTAACCACTACTAATATTACAAATGGAACTACTGTCCCCTACTTGATAACTGCTAAACCAAGAACAAGCGGAGCTCCTGTATTGGTGGAATCTGGATTTAGTGGAGTTTATACTACAGATACTAGGGTAACAAATACAGATTCTTTTAATTCAAGGCCTAATCAAGGTAATAGGATAACAACGACAACTCCAACTGCTGGTTCTTGTGTTAGCATTACAAATTCTTTAATTGGTGCAGCAAGTTTATCTTCTTCAACTCCGGGAACACCGGGTGCTTTAACATTTACGGGAAATGCAGATGACGGATACTGGACCGTTCCATTGCCTTTTAATATTAGTTTTTTAAATCAGACATACAGCACAATTTATGTAGGCACTAACACATACATAACATTTGGCGGCGGATCTTCTAACTATTCTCAATTAAGTAGTAGTAATCCAGCATTTCCGAAAATAATGATATCTGCAAACGACAATAGTTGTCAAAGAATTTATTACGGTGCAGAAGGTAGTGCTCCTAATAGAACATTTAGAATTAGATGGGAAGGAACTGCTTCGGTTAGCGGAACTTTAGGAAATCCAAATATGGTTTACGAGGCAGTATTTTACGAAAACACATCTAACCAAGTAGATATACATACCGGTGTAAATTCTCGATGGAGTAGTCAGTCTCTTGGATCAGTATATCCTTTTGATTATACAGCAATAAGTGTTCCGTTAACAGGAACTGTAACTGTAACTAATAATACTGCCGCACTTCCTATTACTATTTCAACATCATATGCGTTAACTATGAATTTTAGGTTAGGAATATTTCCGGCTCCTAATTTAAATATAACGGTAAATTAATATAAGAGAAAATTATGACTACACCTTTACGTTCAATTAGGCTTAAATCACAAGGAACCGAAACTCTGAATCGGTTTACATACGAGCCAGGCGAAATATTTTGGGACTCTGCCAGCAACACATTAAGAGTTTATAACGGAACACTGACCGGAGGATCGATACTTGCTACTAGAGCATGGGTGCTAGCCAACGGCGGTGGAGGTGGAGGCGGAGCTTCAAATTTAGACGGTCTTACTGATGTTGTAATTAATACCCCGTTGTCCGGACAAGTGTTAAAATATAATGGAACAAATTGGTACAATGGACAAGATGATATTGGTTCAGGCGGAACACCACCATCAAATTCTTTCAGTACTATTTCTGTCGCCGGACAAAGCAATATTGTTGCAGATTCGCCGACAAATATATTAACATTTGCTGCCGGTAACAACATTACAATAACTACTAATGCTGCAACAGATACAATTACAATTAATGCAGCCAATCAAGGTTCTCCTGCTTTGCCAAACGCATTTGGGACTATTAGAATAACCGGACAAGCCGATGCTATTGCAGATGTATCAGAAGATATTTTGACTTTAGTTGCAGGAACCGGTATTAGCTTAACAACTGATGCAAATACTGATTCAATTACGATTGCGGCAACTGGGTCAGTAAATACTTTTGGAACTATTGCAGTGGCCGGCCAGAGTAACGTTGTTGCAGATAGCAGTACAGATACATTAACTTTGGTTGCTGGTACAAATGTAACTATTACAACTAATGCTGCTACTGACACAATTACTATTAGTGCCGCAGGCGGTGGTGGCGGATCTGGGACACCTGGAGGATCTAACACACAGGTGCAATACAATAATAATGGAGCATTTGCAGGTAGTGCAAATTTAACATTTGACGGAACAAATTTAACAGTTGGCGGCACCGTAACTGCAACTACACTAACAAGCTCGGGTACTGGAACACCTACTTTTACATCTGCAAGCGACTTTTTATTTGCAACTGGCAGTAGTACAGGCTCGATGGTAGTACAAGGGGCGGTTGAGGCAACAAAATTTTTAAGATTGTCGCCGTTATCGGCCGCACCAACTGGACTTACCGCAGGTGTGTTTGCCGTAGCAGATAGGACTAATTGGGATCCAGCCGGAAAAGGATCTGGTGCGGCATACCCTGTTTTTTATAATGGAACAAGTTGGAACGCTTTATACTAAAATGAGTACAGAAGATCAAAATCGATGTGTTGTTACCGCTGAAAAGGGCGTTGATGTTGGCGCCCTTATGGAAGACATTGTGTCTGGAAAAGTGCTAGGACGTCATGTTGAGATGTGGAACGAAAAAAATGATAGTGAAAGAAACTTTGATGTTGTGTTAACAAAGGAAGAAGCTGAATTTTTAAAACAAGATCCGCGAATTACCGATGTTCGTTACGGATCAAAAGAAGAAAATGGCATATTTCTTAAACATCACACATTAGATATTAGCAGAACATATTCTAGAACTACAACACAAAGCAACGCAGACTATGCATGGTCAATTCCGGCTTGCATTAATGCATCAAATCCATTTAGCGGAACAACACTAACATATCAACACCCCTATGTTGCAACTGGTCGAAATGTTGACGCAGTCATAATGGACTCGGGTATTCAAGTTGGTCACCCAGAATGGAAAGCCCAAGACGGTGTTACTGACAGATTAAATCAGGTAAATTGGCCACAAGTGTCTGGACTATCGGGTACATATACACAAGGCCCACAACATTATACAGATACTTACGGGCACGGAACACACTGTTCAGGAACTGTTGCCGGTAGAAGGTATGGATGGGCTAGAGAAGCAAACATTTATGCAATTAAGATATTTGATACAGATGCATTTGGTATTAGTGCAGCCTTTAACATGATAAGGGCATGGCATCTATTAAAAACAAATAAAAACCCAACTGTAGTTAATATGAGTTGGGGGTATTATAATGTTTATACAGGTATAACTGGCGGAAATTATAGAGGAACTCCTTGGACAGGCACATCGGCACAAAGTCAGTACGGCATGGTGCAGACTAGTTACAATTTCAGTTCAACATATAATGCTTATACGCACCCTGTCAGAGTAGCTAGTGTTGATGCAGATATTGATAGTTGTATATCTGCTGGGGTAGTACTTGTTGCTGCGGCCGGAAATGACACACACAAAATGGATATCTCTGGAGGACTCGACTATAATAACTATTATACATCAGGCGGAAATAGTGTTTACTATCACAGAGGATCAACTCCTAACGGACCTAATGGTGTAATTACAGTTGGAGCCATACGTGCTGCAAATACAGAATACAAAAGTGCGTTTAGTACCTGCGGCCCGGGTATAACTATCTTTGCTCCGGGCGAAGCAATCCAGTCAGCCATGCCTTTAAGTTCAACTTTAGGATCAGGATCAGTGACGCACCCAGACGACTCAAATTTTTATATTAAAAAGATACAAGGAACTAGTATGGCTGCTCCCCAAGTTACAGGAGTTCTTGCTTGTTTGTTAGAAAGCCGTAGGTATTATACACCTTATGATTGTGCTAACTGGTTAAAATCTACAGCTACACAGGGAAGAATGAGTGATTCTGGTACAACAACTTATACTGATACACTAAGTTTACAAGGTGCAGGTAACAGATATCTTAGATGGCCATTTAATGGCTCAAATCCATTAGTTGTAAATAGAACCTAATAAACTACCATATAATGGTACTAGATAAATATACTATAAAGAGAGAACGTTATGCAGAGCAAAGATCTTACAGGAATTCATATAGAGGGCCATATTAAAATTTATGACCCTATTTCCAAGGAAATTTACATCAATAAACGTAATGCAATTCATTACGAAAACATGAGTATTGCTCTAGCAGAGAGTATCGGTAATAGCGGCCAAGGTTTCATTTACCAAATGGCGTTTGGCAATGGCGGGACTGCTGTTGATCCTACTGGAATCATTACTTATTTGACCCCTAACAGCTCTGGCGCTAATGCTAGTCTTTACAATGAAACTTATGCTAAGGTTGTCAATGATAGATCAAGCAATAATGTAGATCCTACAAGAAATTATGTTGAATCTAGGCACGTAACCGGTACGAATTATACAGATGTTTTTGTAAGTTGCTTATTAGATTACGGTGAGCCTGATGGACAACTAGCATATGATAATACAAATAATAATGAAGGCGCTTACGTGTTTGATGAATTAGGTTTAAAATCATATAGTTCGACAGGAAACAGTTTGCTTTTAACCCATGTTATATTCCATCCAGTTCAAAAATCGCTGAATAGACTTATTCAAGTTGATTATACTGTAAGAATACAAAGTTTGACAGGTTTAGCAGGAGTATAATAAATGGCATACCAAGTTAAATTTACAGAAACAACTAATCCTGCTAAACCAACTATTACAGTAAATGACCAAAGTCTAAACACCGAGACTAGTCTAACGTTTGTTGGTAAAAATTATGCTGGGTATGCTCCTATTGTTGCTGAAAATTTTTTACATTTATTAGAAAATTTTGCAAAAAATACAGCACCTAATAATCCAGTACAAGGACAATTATGGTATGACAATAATGCCGATGTAAATCTTCTTAAAGTTTATGACGGGACTCAATGGGTAAATGCAGGATCAGTTAAAAAATCTTCAAGTGCGCCGGGAACAGCATTAGCGGGAGACTTATGGGCAGATACAGTTAATCAACAATTGTATTTGTATTCAGGATCAGCATGGTTATTAGTTGGTCCTCAATTTAGTTCTGGCACTAAAACAGGTCCTACAGTCGAAACAATTATTGATACTGTAAATGTATCGCATAGTGTTTTAAGTTTTTATGCAAATAATAATAGAATCGCAATTGTAAGTAAAGAAGCATTTACACCAAAAGCAAGTATTGCTGGATTTTTAAGTATCAACCAAGGTATAAATTTAAATGCGGTTGATGCATTAAGCACATCAGTACCTATTAAATTTTGGGGAACTAGCGAAAAATCTAATGCACTAGTTGTTAATAATACATCAGTAGATGCTTCTAATTTCTTAAGAAGTGATATTGCTAGTACAACTAATGCTCAGTTTAATATTAGATCAAACCAAGGTATTAGCTTAGGTGCAGATTTAAGTTTTAATATTGGTCGAGATGATACAGAAAACACTACAATTCTATATAGTAAAAATAGTGGATCTAGTATTGCAATTAAGTTAACAAACAATCTTAATAACGTAACTGCTTTATTTTGTGACTCCAATGGTCGAGTAGGTGTTGGCCCTAACAATACAAATCCAGCTGAAGCATTAGATGTTGGAGGCAGTGCTAGTATAGATAATGATGTTATAGTGTTAGGTGATACTGCATCTACTAGTTTAGCTTCAGGAAGTTTGCGTGTTGCAGGCGGCGCCGCAATTGGAAAAGCATCTACATTTGGTTCGAATATTACAATAGTAAACGGGCAAATGGTAGTTAACTACTTAGATGGTAACGGTGATCCAACACCAGCAAGTGTGTTAGTTCCAGGATCAGACGCAGGAAGCGGTGTTTACGATATTGGATCTAGTACAAGAGCATTTAGAAATATTTACGCTAATAACTTTGTAGGAAATTTTAGCGGAGCATTTACGGGTAGTTTAGCAGGAAGTATTAGCGGATCCGCTGCAAGATGGGCTAGTCCAACAGTGTTTAGTTTAACTGGCGACGTAACAAGTCCAGGAGTGTCAGTTGATGGTCAATCAAACGCAGGTGTTGCAGTTTTAAATGCAACAATTAGTTCAGATTTAATTACTACCAAGACAGCAGTCTCTACTTCCATACCAACAGATACTTTATTAATTTACAGAACTGGTCTTGATAGCGGGCTCAAAAAAGTTACTAAACAATCGTTTTTATCTAATGTAGCAACAGTACCAATTGGTGCTATTATGCCATTTGCAGGATCTACTGCACCTACTGGGTATTTACTATGCGACGGAAGCGAAATATCAATTGGTACATACAGCAGTTTATTTGCAATTATAGGGTACACTTATAAAAATGCAGCATTTTTAACTGGTAATAATACATTTGCATTACCAGATTTAAGAGGACGTTTTCCTCTTGGTCGAGATAATATGGATAACGGCCAACAAGTTCCTGATAAGAATGACCCTGCTATTTTAATTGACGCCGGTGGCGGCCCTGCCAACAGGGTAACAGATACTAGTGCTGATATTGTTGGACAAGGATCAGGCAACGAAGAAACAATATTATCGGTGTCTAATTTGCCAGATCACCAACACGAATTATCAACCGGTGCTGGTCAATATTATGCCGGCGGTTTACCGGGTGCTCCATCGGATCCAAACGCAGTTGCTGGTTTAGGATTGCCTGCTTCTAGTACAGGACAAGGTTTACCTAGGACTGGTGATATTCTTACAGCAACAACGGGAGATGCTTTTTCAAGGATGAACCCGTATTTGACTATTAATTACATAATTTTCACTGGTGTCCTATAATGAGCTATACTATAAACAAAACTGACGGATCTGTTTTAACTGAAATAGTCGATGGTACTATTGATCAAACTGCGACAGACTTAACATTAATTGGTAAAAATTCAACTTCATACGGCGAATACTTTAATGAAAATTTTGTGCATTTACTAGAAAATTTTGCTAACAATAGCCAACCTAATAATCCAATCCAAGGGCAATTATGGTATGATACTAGTGAAGGTAGGGTAAAAGTATACGATGGAAATGGCTGGAAAGTAAGCGGCGGCACCATTGTTAGTTCAAGTGCGCCTAGTTCTATATCGCAAGGAGACATTTGGATTGACAGTTTTAGAAGGCAAATGTACTTTAATGACGGTGTTTCTACATTATTGGCCGGCCCAATTTATACTGAACAACAAGGAATAAGCGGATTTCAAGTTACAGATATTTTAGATACTAGTAATAATAGCCATACAGTAATATATTTTTATCTTGGTGCATCATTATTAGGAATTTTTGCTAAAGAATCATTTACACCGGCAACAGCCATACCTGGGTTTGCTGGGACTATAACCCCAGGATTTAATCAAGGTACTATTTCTGGTTTACAATTTAAAACAACTGCACAAGCGGCTTATAATTTAATAGATAGTTTTGGAAATTTAAAGACTGTTGAAAATTTTGTGTTGAACGATCAAGATTCTGCTGTTAATGGTACAATTAGTATTCTTAATACAACTCCGTTAAAGCTAGGGCCTGCGACCCAGAATGAATTCTTAGTTTCAAATACATTATGTGCGATTAACTCTAATAGAAGTAACCAAAATTTTAAAATAGGTGTTAAGAATGTCAATGGTTTAAGACCAGGAGTCTTCATTGATACTTTAAATGAACGTGTTGGAATTTTTACAGATACTCCAATTGCAGCCCTTGATGTTACAGGTAGTGTTAGGATTACAGGCGATTTAACAGTTGAAGGCTCATTAACAACTATTAACACTACAAATTTGCAAATTGAAGACTTGTTAATTGAGCTCGGAAAAGTAGATTCTCCAAGTAACAGCACAGCTAACGGCGGCGGCATCTTACTAGAAGCTGGTCTTGACGGTGATAAAACTATTACTTGGACAACTTCAAATACAAGTTGGAACAGCTCAGAACATTTTAATTTAGCAGTTAATAAATCATACAAGATTAACGGATTTGATGTACTGAATCAAACGACACTTGGTTCTACAGTAGTTAACGCCCCTGGTTTAACCAGCATAGGAACACAAACAAACTTTTATGCTGGAACTATCAATATTACGTCAAATACAATTAGTTCTACACAGTTAAATGGTAGTATTATTTTAGCGCCAGCAGGTTCAGGTACGTTAAATCTAAGCGCCAAACGCATTTCAAATTTAGGTGCTCCTTCTAGCTCAACTGACGCAGCAACAAAAGGATATGTTGATACCCAATTATCGTCAAAATCTTTAGGACTTTCTGCTGATACTACTGGGCTTGCTAATCAAACATCGGCAATAGCTTCCTCAATTATTGAAAAAGTTTTTCCCGTTATTGATTATCAAAACGGAACACTATGCAGGATTCATTGTATAAATGGCGGAGTTAGAACAAATAAATTGTATTCTGTTGTTTCAGGAGTGTGGACTTATAACACAGATATCTGATGCTTACAACTGCCCAAAAACGAATAAATACTAGGAATAAGGATAATCCAGATGCCATATACTATTAATAAAACAAGTGGAGATCAAGTAGCAGTAGTAGCTGATGGCACTATTGATAGTACGCTCGACATTAAATTAATTGGTAAAAACTATGCAGGTTACGGCGAAATTCAAAACGAGAATTTTGTAAAATTACTTGAAAATTTTGCCTACGGCTCACCGCCATCTAAACCAATCAGAGGACAAATTTGGTTTGACTCTAGCAATAAAAAGCTAAAATTTTATGATGGTACATATTTTAGAACAACTAGCGGAGCCGAAATTGGAACGACAGAACCTCCAGGTTTAACAGTTGGAGATTTCTGGTGGGACACTGATAATAAACAACTGTACGCTTATAATGGAACATCGTTTACACTAGTAGGACCACAAGCTGCTGGTACACAGCAGACAGAAATGGTTAGTAGACTAGTTATTGATACATTAGGCGGTTCTCACGCTATTATTTGTGCAACAGTTAACGGGGTAGTTTCATTTATTATTAGTACAGAAACTGTTACATATACATTAAAAGATACAGTTAATGCCATCGATGGATTTACAGACATTCATCCAGGGATCACACTAAGGAATACAAATAATCCAGCAGCACCAGGTCAAACAACACCTCCTGTTAAATTTTATGGAACAGCAACAAATGCAGATTTGTTAGGTGGATATCCTGCTTCGTCGTTCGTTCAAGCAAGTAGTGCAACATTTAACACTCAAGTTGAATTTGGCGATCCGGGATATACAGTTGGCCTTGCAACTAAAAAGCTACAAGTTTCTATTAATCCAGGTGGAAATCCTGTATTCCAGTCTAATACTAATACAATGATTTTCCAAACAACAGTTGCATCTGTAACTAAGATCCCGTTAAAGTTGATTGGTAATGATATTTTGCCTGATACTGATGGAAATTCTAATATTGGTTCGTTAACATTTAAGTATAATACAGTATATGCTAATCAATTTGAAGGAATTGCTGCTCAAGCAGATACATTAACTTTAGCAGGAATTAAACGAACAGCAAGCACTGCAATTAACGTAGGAACTCCTACTATTGCTGCTAGAGATGCTGCCGGCGATTTGTATGCTACTACGTTCAGAGGAACTGCTACATCTGCACAATACGCTGACTTAGCAGAAAAATATTTGGCTGATGCTGAATATGAGGTAGGAACAGTTGTTACAGTAGGCGGCGAAAAAGAAGTTACTGCTTGCAATTGGGGCGATCGTGCTTTAGGTGTTGTCTCTGAAAAACCTGCTTTTAAGATGAATGAGGGCTTAGTAGGCGGAACTTACATTGCACTTCGAGGCCGTGTTCCAGTCAAAGTAAAAGGTGCTGTATCTAAAGGCCAGGAGTTATATCCTGCTAGCGATGGTACAGCAAGAGCTATCTCAAACGACGAGAATAATATTGCTTTTGGAATTGCTCTTGAATCAAGCGATGATCACGGGGTTAAATTAATTGAAGCAGTAATTTTATAATAGAGTAAGCCATGGCATTAATCCAACTAACAGATTATAATACAATTCAGTCAACAGTTCAGTCTGTTATGGGAACTGGTACAGGAGATTTTGGTTACGGGCAAAGTGTAGCAAGTTCTCAAATTTCTGCAGGTTCTGTAATTACTGCACAGCAATGGATTAATTTAAGGACCGATTTATTAAAAGCAAGGCAACACCAGACAGGTAATGATGAATCAGCCAGCATTCCAATTGCTGCTGCTGGCGGAACAATTGCTAGCACAATTTATTCTTCTTGCCAAAGTGTAGCAAATTTAATTGTAACTAATAGATTAGCAATCCCTCCAGCAGGGGAATCAACAGTTGAAATTGTAGCAAGTTCTACAAGAACATTGCAGTGGAACGGTACGTTACAACAAGTGATTACAGTGACATGGCCGAGTGATAATGCTGCTAGAAACTTCTTTAATACAGGGAGTTCGGTCCAATTTACAGCTAGCAGATCTGGAGGAAATGCTGGATCTAAAAATAATACATGGACAGCAATGCTTTCTGGTATGGGTACCATAACTTTTGGTTACAGTGATACTACTGCTAGCGGTACAGGTACTGGATCTTCTTACGGATGGTCAAATCTTCCAGGGTCATCAACACAAATATTTTGGAAGCCAGCACCAGCAGGTGTGTATGCAGAGAATGATTTTTATATCTATGGAAGAAAAGTAAGTAATAATCAGTTAGAGTTTACATTTGAATTCCGAGATGATGACACAGGCGATCAAACTGGTTTAGGCCCGCCTGTAGACGAAGATGTCGACGGAACATTAGTTGGAACTTGCCAAGTTCGTAGAGCTTCTGGATCGAACGTTTCTGTACCAGCACCAGCAGCATCTTCTTCACAATTATAAACCATCCACAAAATATTAGATAATTAAAGTAGTATATAACTACAAGGATTATCTATGGATGAACGTGTTGAAAAGGCATTCCAAATAACAAATTATTTTGCTACATTGGCAAGCCAAAAAAAGATAATTTTAGAAGAGTTAGATCAAAAGTTAATACATTATCACAATGGCGGGACTTTTAAAATAACTCCAGAATTAATAACTTTTACAAAAATTTTATTAGATAAAAATATTACAACCGGTGTTGCAATTTTAGATGACAATAATATACCAATTCCGGTTGATGATGTTACACAATTTCACGACACTATTTTCTCAGTATATTTTGAAGCAGTAAACGAATACTCAGTAAAGTACTCAGAGATTAAGTCAAAGAGAAAAGTTAAAGATCTTATTGACTTATGACAACTGGCGCATTAATTTTTGCTCAAAATAATGGTGTGGTAGACTATGTAAAATTAGCTGTCTTTGCCGCTGAACGAATCAAAAAATATTTAGATATACCTGTTGCGCTAGCAACAGATAGTGAAGGTTGGCTTGAGTCTGCTTACCCAAATCATAAATTTGATAATGTTATTCACATAGAAGGCGCAAGCGCCGGCCGCAGAGCCTTTCATGACGGTACACTAGCAAGTAAAATTTTAGAGTGGAAAAATTTGTCTAGAACAAAAATTTATGATATAACACCGTTTGATACAACATTAGTTATTGACAGTGATTATATAATTAATTCTAGTCTTTTAAAACCTGCCTTAGAAAAAGATGTAGATTTTCAAATTTATAAATCTAGTACAGATCTAACAACTTGGCGACAAAATTTAGAATTTAAACGTATTAATGATCAAAGCATTCCTTTTTATTGGGCAACTGTTTTTATTTTTAAAAAGACTGCATGGACTCATGCGTTGTTTACCCTTGTTGATTATATAAGAGAAAATTGGGTTTATTTTAGGGCTTTATATAATATTGATTCTAGCATTTATCGTAATGACTATTCTTTTAGTATAGCCATACATTTATTAAATGATAAAATAACTAGTGATTTGCCTTTAGAACTTCCTGGTAAAATGATGTTTACAACTGATAAAGATATTTTACTAGAGATGAAAGATAATGCAATGAAGTTTTTAATAGAAAAAGAAAATCATCTTGGAGAGTATACTGCTGCAAAAACAAGAGGATTAGATATTCATGTCATGAATAAAATAAGTCTAGCTAGATGTATTGACGAGGTTGAAAATGTCTAAGGGATTTGTAATTTTTGCTCAAAATTCTAAAGATGTCGATTATGTTAAACAGGCATGTGCTTTAGCATTATCTATTAAAAAAACACAAACAGAAATTAACAGCGTATCAATTATGACCAATGACGATGTGCCCGAAGAGTATAAATCGTTATT